ACCCCATCCCCCCCGCGAGGGGGCCCGACCACCGTCGGGGCACCCTTCGAGGGGGGAGTCTTGTCCTAGTGCTGGGTAACTAGGCGGGGAGGGGTTGTTGGACCCCCCCAAGTCCCTACGTCACAGCGCATCCGCGGACGCTCCTAGAGCCGGTCAAGGCCAGATCAATGATCTGTGCGGCGCGATCTAGGTGTGACGGCTTTCCGCGTGGAATTCACTCGGACGAAGGACCTGCAGTGGTCTTGGCCTTCGTGGTGGGGTCGCTTTGCAGCGGTTCGTTGGGTCCCTGTCGCCCATCGAACGTGACCTTGTCAGGGATTTCGCCGCCGAACTTGGCGGACGAGCCAGTCGCCCAGAAGGCGACGAAATCTCTGACAAGGGGGTCGCTGCGCCCCTTGACTCGAGTGATCCTCGCGGCCGCAGTAGCCAGCTTTTTGGACTGCGCGAAAACATAGAGTCCGCCACCAAGGCGGACCCGATAGGCTCTCGCCCCGGGTTGGCCAGTTTGTTCGGGAACAAACCGGTAGGACCCATAGGTCCCGGGGTTAGAGGCTATCTCCTGCGAGAGGAGGCCCAAGCCACCGTCACCGGTTGGGGCACCCTCGCCCCCTGCCTTCTTGCGGGAGGGCACGCCATCGAGAGTGACATGCACTGGGCGCGGCGAGCCGCGCTGGCGCAGTGCATCGGCCACGATGGTGTGAATCTCCCTGGCAGCCGCATCTGCATCCGTGAGGAGGAGCTCGAGGAGCTCTCCCGCCCGGGGGGCAGACAGCCCGTACGTGGCGTGGTACTGTCCGCGGTCCTTGAGGAAGGACCACGCCACGATGGTGACGGGCTTTGCGGCTGTGTTTGGCGTGGGGGGCGCTGGCACCTCATCACCGTCGACGGCCCTGGCATACTCAAGGATGCCAGTGGGCCTAAGCCCGAGGGACGCCAACTTGATGATGGCGGCCACCTCACCCTCTCCGAGCGCGGCGAGCAAACTCGCCTGCTCCTTGGTGAGGAGGAGGGGGCCGTTGTTGGTGGTGGTGGTTGAGGCCATTTCGCAGGTATGTTCCGAGTCGTTTTTGCAATTTGCCTGGTGGCTCTGCTGCGACGTTGGGAACAAGCCGATATTTAAAATTTTAATCG